ATAAGTTAAATGAAGCTTAAAGATTTAATTAGTGTTATTGATGGTAATGCCCTTGAATATCATAACTGAGAGTAGGCATTGGTTATTTAAGAAATGAATTTTTATTGTGATGGAGGATTAACAAAAAATGGATATATATAATGCATTAGTTGTGGTGACATTTATTATGCTAACAATAATGATGATTAATGAATATATTGACAGTGAAGTACCAAGGGTGTGTGATGTATTACAATTAATGAATGTATTACCCTGCTACGAAATAAAAGCATATAGAAACGGAAAGCGCATGAAAACTAGTGAATTGATACAGCACATCAATAGTCTTGTTAAAGTTCATGAATTGAAAGAAGGTATTCTTTACATTGAAATTTATTAGTTTTTTGAGAAAAAATGCTTGATATTCCGTATTGTATAGTGTATTATAATACTAAGGAAGTTATAACTTAATGGAGGGAAATTGAAATATAAATGACTAGCAGTAATCAAGCTGAGGGGGTGGTGCAACCCCACCCAATAGTCTTTGCACCAATGGTGCATGTTACAACAAGTTACAATAAGTTACAAGGAAACTCACCACAAAAAACAAGGAGGAAAAACAAAACGAGAACACCAACCGTAACAAGAACAATCAGCACACTAAACATCACAGTATTAGGCATGGAGACAGTTACGTGCGAGCCTGTGAGTGCGACTTATCCAATTTATGAGAGTGAAGCACCAAAGGATGAAGCGAAACTGTTTAATTACATTCGTAAAATGTATGAGACAGATACCTTTAAAATCACAGCAATCACAGACAAGAAAGCAGTCACAAAGACATATACAATGCCACTTAGCAAGTATATTGAAGAAGCAGAGGAAGTAAAAGCAGACAAAGCAGACACAGCACAGTAAAAAAGGAGATTAATATCATGTTATCAAAGAAAGAATTATTTAATGCAAAGGCATCATCACGAAAAATTGAGAAGGGATTACAGATTGATGTTGTCAATGTCGGCGAATATGCTGATAATGACAAGGACGGAAATCCTGTAGCAGTAACAGTGCTAGTTGATAAAGACGGAGTAGTATTTACAAGCATTTCTAAGACTGTTAATGAAACGTTAGATATGCTTGAGGATATCATATCAGATGATGGCCATGCTCTTATAGAGGTATGCGAGAATACATCCAATAGTGGTAGAAAATTTTACCAATTAATGGTACTTTAATTATTTAGAGTATTTATTAATAAGAGGAGGGGGGGTTTTTACCCCCCTTTACTTATAAACAAAGGAGGGATAAAGTGTATGGGTAAGACAACTAAGAATTCACAGCTTTTAAAGGAATATAATAAAGAGCGAAACCGAATTAAACGATTTATTAGAAACGCTGAAAAAAGAGGATATGTGTTTGAACCCGACGTTATACCAGCAAAGCCAAAAAGAATCACGAGTGGTTCAATAAGAAGGCTGTCAAAGATTAGACCTGCACAACTTTATAACAAAGCATATGCCATCAGTGCAGTAACAGGGCAACCAATAACAGTTGAGCAGAGAAAAAGAGAAATAAGAGAAGAAGCTTCTAGGAAAGCATGGGAAACTAGGAGAAGAAAAAAAGACCAAGAGGACTATAATCGCATTAAGTCTATCAAAGAATGGCAACAGATGTTTCAGGCATCAAAATTAGTGTGGAATAAAGTACAGTCCATGATAACAAACGTGGGTGTTCAACAGTCAGAGTCAGCAAACTTGTTAAACAATCTTTTAAACTCACAAATTGAAAAGTATGGCGCAGACATTGTTCTGTATTCCATAGCACAAGCAAGTGAGGATTTTTTATCAACATGTGAAGTTATAATTAAATATCATCCGAGTAGTGAAGTATCAAGGACGGCCGTACAGCATTTATACACGTTAATAAGTGGCAGTATACCAAGTGAAGCAGAACAGGCAGAAATCGATAAAGCAATAGATGCTGATGAAACATGGGAAGAAATATGAAAAAGCAAATTAAATATATGGTTGGTGATTTTGAGACTACCGTATATGAAGGTCAGACGTTCACAGAGGTGTGGGCATCAGCAGTTGTCGAGCTAGGCACGGAGGACATTAAAATTCATCATTCAATTAGAGAGACATATAATTATCTATATAACTTAAAGCAGAATATTTGCGTATATTATCATAACTTAAAGTTTGATGGTTCGTTTTGGCTATCATTCTTACTAGCAGATTTGAAATATGAACAAAAGATATATGTAAACCCCAATAACGAAAGTGATGTACACTTTATGAAAGAAAAAGATTTAACACCAAAATCTTTTGTATATACAATCTCGGACATGGGGCAGTGGTACAGTATACTAATCAAGACACCATATGCATTGATTGAGATTAGAGATAGTTTGAAGCTCTTGCCATTTTCAGTTGAACAAATTGGGGAAAGTTTTCAAACAAAGCACCGTAAATTAAATATGGAGTATAAAGGGGTTAGATATGCAGGTTGCCCAATTACAGATGACGAAAAACGCTATATTGCTAATGATGTGCTTGTAGTTAAAGAAGCACTGGAAATCATGCAAAACGACGGACACTTAAAACTTACTATCGGGTCGTGCTGTCTCTCTGAATTTAAATCTACAGTTGACAAGCAAGACTATCAAGCATTTTTCCCTGATTTAACACAGTTTAAATTAAACCCTCTTGAATATAAATACTCAAACGCTGATGAGTATATAAGACACTCATATAGAGGAGGTTGGTGTTATCTAAAGAAAGGATGTGAAAACAGAATTTACAGAGAGGGTATCACAGCAGATGTTAATAGCTTGTACCCATCTATGATGCATTCAGAAAGCGGAAATTATTACCCATATGGTCAACCAGTTTTTTTCAAAGGTAAAATTCCACCAAAATGTCTTACAGACCAATATTATTATTTTGTTCGTATTCGCACACGTTTTTACTTGAAAAAAAATAAATTACCATTTATACAGATTAAAGGCAGTTATTTATATAAGGCTACTGAAACGCTTGAAACATCTGACATAGTTGATAAAGATACAGGAAATGTATGTACATGGTACAAAGATTTTGACGGAAATATTAAAAAAGCTATTGTTGAAATGGTACTTACTCAAACGGATTTTAAATTGTTACAAGAGCATTACAACCTTGTAGATTTTGAGTTATTGGATGGATGTTATTTTAGAACTATAACAGGAATTTTTGACGAGTATATTAATAAGTATAAGAAAATTAAGCAAAATAGTACAGGGGCAAGGCGAACACTTGCAAAACTCTTTTTAAATAACTTATATGGAAAACTTAGCAGTTCGGATATATCCTCTTTTAAAGTGGCAAGAGAGAAGGAGGATGGGTCACTAGGTTTTACGACAGTTGAAGAACACGAAAAGAAAGTTATGTATATCCCTATAGGTTCAGCTATAACAAGTTATGCTAGAAATTTTACTATCCGGGCCGCACAGCAAAACTACAAATATTTTGTATACGCTGACACAGATAGCATACATTGTTGTACTACGAAGAAAAAAATTAAAGGAATAAAAATACATCCGACTAATTTTTGTTGTTGGAAGCTCGAGAGCTTTTGGGATGAAGCGATTTTTGTTCGTCAGAAAACATATATTGAGCATGTTACGTATAAGGATGAAGAACCAATTAATGAGCCATACTATAATGTAAAATGTGCAGGTATGCCTGATAGATGCAAGGATTTGTTTCTTAAATCAATGGAGGGTGTGACAGATGAAGAACTGGAGAAATATCCTACAATTCAGCAAGAATTTTTAAAAACAAAGAGAACGCTTGCTGATTTCAAGCAAGGCTTGAAAGTATACGGAAAACTTAGACCTGTGAGAATAAGAGGAGGGATAGTGTTACAAGAGACAACATATAAAATGAGATAAAATGTTTCACGTGAAACATAACAAAAGAGACAGAATAAATTCTGTCTCTTTAATATATCTATAACGTTAATTCTTAATGCATGGATAGGCATAAATCCAACTACACAAGTGCGTCTTATATTTCAAAGAGCCTTTCGCACCAATGTTACAAAAATAACTAACGCAGATACCGTTAATAATACGCTAGAGCTTTAAGTATACATTCTTTACAGTCAAGTGAATAAAATCTAAAACACCCTCTATCAAAGAAGTATCTCATATAGTCAATTAACCAAGCATTATTTTTGAGCATTACATAATTGATATTGTGGTCATCTGTTGTAACCGAAATTCTTTGTTTAAAATCTGTATCAACTTTTTTGTCACAGTAAACTAAACTTTCCTCTTCAAACAATTTAACGGCATATTCTTCACCCTTATATTTAAGCGTGCATAAATACCTACTCTGACCTCTCATTTTTACAACGAAAGCATTATTATCATTGAGGTAGACATTCTGTGACGCATAGGCCACATAATTAGATTTGTTAAAAGCTCTATTGAATAGTGAACTTTCTTGTAACTTAGAAACACCTTCAATATAACCTTGTTCGAGAACAAAACCATCACCACGTAAAAACTTCACGTCAGAAGTCAGTCTGTCAGTAATACCTAATGCTGTGTAATAAGGATTTAATAACGACACAGCGTTTGAAATCAATATTACAGGAACATATCTAACTTGACAATTATTACCTCTTGCTATTGAAGTATGAATACTTATAAATTTATTAACTTCATCAGCACAATAACGGTTTGATTCGGACTGAAATTCATCAAAAAGTATTCTTGATACATCACTCATATAATGAGAATATTTTTTTACTTTATCCGCACAATTTAGTGCGACAGCATAGCCACAGGATTTCCCCTCATCCTCTTGATCGTATGCACTGCATAAAAATAACTCGTACATTTTACTATTACCAATTTGTACACACCTCATAGTGTAAGCTGAGAAAAAAAGATTGTGTATATCCTTAAAGAATTTGTCCGCGGAGTCCTTTAACTCGTCTTGAAATCTGTACAGTAGACAAAATTTTTCATTATACCTTAAAAAACGATTAATTAGGTATCTATTAAAATATGTAGTTTTTCCTGCAGTTCTATTTGATGTTGATATATAAAGTTCAGGTACATTTCCGTTAATATCTTTCATGCTTAATAGCTTAGTGCCATCATAGTATTTTATTTCTTTCATTTATCCACTTCCTTTAGTTTATTATAACAAATTATCAAGAATTTGTCAAATTAATGTTGATAATTTGTTGATAACATGTTATAATAAGAAAAAAATAAAGGAGGTCACTATTATGATTAACGACTTATCAACATTAATTTCCACGCTTGGCTTTCCCATAGGAATGTGTTTAATTATGTGTTATTACATTAACAAAATTAATGACGCACATAAGGAAGAGACAGACAAGTTTGCAGAAGCACTCAACAATAATACAGTTGTGCTTCAAAAACTTTGTGATAAGCTTGACAGCGAGGTGAATGTAGGTGACAAGTAGTGATATTGTAACAACGGCGAGAACGTATCTCGGAAAGCCCTACGTATGGGGTGGAGAGTCCGAAGCAGAGGGTGGATATGATTGTAGTGGCTTTGTGTATTCTGTACTTAATAAGTGTGGCATGAAAGTACCAAGAACTACAGCACAGGGCTACTCAGCATTAGGCAAAATAGTAACAAAAATTCAAAGTGCTGACTTACTTTATTTTGGTAAATCAGTCAAGAGCATTACTCACATGGCAATTGCTATTAGCAGTACACAAATGATTGAATCGATAGGAAATAGTAAAAACACAAAAACAAACAAGGGTAAGGGTGTTTCAATTACTAATATTTCTCACCGAAACGACTTAGTGCTTGTTAAAAGAATTGTTGATTTTAAAAAGGAGAAATTAGCAAATATGTCTTTATTGAAAAAAGGTACTAAAAATAATGATGTAACCGTATTTGAGATACTAATGTCAAAGTTGGGATATTATACTGGTTCAATTGATACTCAATACGGTCAAGGCTGTGTATCTGCGTGTATTAATTTTCAGAAAGACCACAATCTTTTACAGGATGGTGAGTGTGGTAACAATACATGGAAAGCACTTCTTACTGAGGTAATTTAATGGCATGGATAGTTATTGAGGGTACCGGGAAGTATCTGACAAAGGCGCAGATGGCGAACAACGCTGTAGAATTTAATGCCTACTTCCAAGGAAAATATACCCTTGAAAGTATCTGCGGCATGCTAGGTAATGTTCAGAGAGAAAGTACGTTAAACCCTGGGCTAAAAGAAAGAGTAAGTGTATCTAGTGGATGGGGTCTTATTCAGTGGACACCATCAACAAACCTCACTGACTACACAAATGCTCATGGTAAGGATTGGAAAGACGGCACATTGCAGTGTCAGCTTATTAATGCCGAAGTACTTGAGGGTTATGGCGGCCAGTGGATACCTACTAAAAGTTATCCTTATAGTGGTTTAGAATTTTCTAAGCTAACGGACGTTGAAGAAGCCGTCAAGGCTTACTGTTTTGAACGTGAGCGCGCTGGTGTTGTAGCACTTGATGAAAGAATACAAAATGGAAAGAATTGGTACGAGTATCTTAGTGGTACACCTGAACCGCCCACACCTGAACCGCCCACACCTACACCATCAACAAGAAGGCACTTACCTATTTATATGATGTTACACAGGCGATTTTAAGAAAGGAGAATGATAATGGCTAAATTATCAAAAGACGAACTTATTGAAAAAGTAAGAAAATATGTCGGTGATAGACAGGATGATGAAACAATTGAGATTATTGAAGATATCTCCGACTCAATCGACTCGTCCGAAGCTGACGAGTGGAAAAAGAAATACGAGGAAAATGACAAACTTTGGAGAGACAAATATATTTCACGTTTTGTTGAAAAAAAAGAAGATGAACAAGACAATTCGACAAAACACGAGGAAGAGAAAGAGTACATCTCTTTCGAGGATTTATTTGAAGAGGAGGAAGATTAATGGCTAGAATAATTGCTAAAACGAAACTTGATGCACGCTCAATTGATATTCTTAATGTTATCAGAAATAATGCGTCATATGCTTATCAAAAAGATGTACCAAAAATAGAGAAGGAACAGGACATACCAAAGGTTGGAGAAATCCTTTTTGGAAATCCGACACACTCCAACGAATTTATCAACGCTTTAATTAATAGAATTGCAACGGTGCGTATTCAGAGTGCAACGTTTAACAACCCTTATAAGCACCTCAAGAAGGGATATCTTGAATTTGGCGAGACTGTAGAGGACATTTTTGTTGGTATTATCTCGGCCGTAAAATATGACGCTGAAAAGGGTGGTAGTAGAGAGTTTAAACGTACTCTTCCTAATGTTCAGTCAGTCTTTCACATGACTAATTGGAGGGTAATGTACCCAATTACTATTGAGAAACAGGCTTTAAAAAGAGCTTTTACTTCTGCTGACGGTGTTACTAACCTTATTACATCAATTATTGAGCAAGTTTATCAGTCGGCTGAATATGACGAATACTTACTTTTTAAGTATCTGCTTATCAAAGCAATTTCTCACGGTAAAGTATATCCACAGCCTATTGATACTACTAACATGAATAGTGTGGCTGTAGCTTTTAGAGGAAAATCAAATTTACTCCCTATTGACATGACAGGGCGATTTAATGAGGCTCATGTGCAGAACAACACACCTATTGAGAAGCAGTGTATTTTTATGGATGCTGATTTCAACGCTAAATTTGACGTTGAAGTTCTGGCCAGTGCTTTTAATATGAATAAAGCTGATTTCATTGGTAAACTTCACCTTATTGACGATTTCAGTTCGTTTGACAATGAAAGATTTGAAGCGATAAGAGAAGAATCTACAGGTTTGGAAGAAGTAACAGCAGACGAGCTTAATATTATGAAAGATGTTAAGGGGGTTTTGGTTGATGAAGATTGGTTCCAAGTTTATGATAATTTACTTGAATTTGACGAAACACGTGTAGGTAGTGGTTTATATTGGAATTATTGGTTGCACGTTTGGAAAACTATTTCATCCTCACCTTTTGCTAATGCAATCGTTTTTGTTGACAAAGGTGCTACAATTGCCAAGCCTGATAATATTACCGTTAAAATCACAGGAAAAGATATATCTGAGGTTGGTACTATCTTTACACTTAATGTGCAGGATAACACACCTACACTTGCACCTAATTCAGTTAATTTTGTACAGACCGAAGCTCTTACAACAGAGGGTATTGCCGTACAGAAATATGGTGCTATTGTAATTCCGTCAACAAAATCTACATCAGAAATAACTCTTGTAGCTGATTTAGATGGAACAACCTACACAGGTGATACAGACATCACTGCAAATAATGCTGTAGGTGATACAGTCGTATTAACTAAAGGATGATGAATTATGTACATAGTACCGGACAATGAGGTGTACATGCTGAGTGGAGTGCCACTTTCCACTCAGCAGAAACACACAATTTATTTTTCAGATAAGAAAACACAAGCAGATTATTTTATTAGTAAAGCCAAAAAGCATTTTAATAACGTAACTTACAACAGAGTTAATAAGGGTAAATGTCGTTTACAGGCTACAGCAGACAGCTTATACGACTGTAATTACATGATGTTTCAAAACTCAGGTTTCAGCACTCGCTGGTTTTATGCATTTGTGACAAGTATTGAGTATATTAACAATGTTACGGCCGAGATAAGCTTTCAAATTGACGTTCTACAAACTTACTGGTTTGATATTGAACTAAAAGAATGTTTTGTCGAACGAGAGCATAGTCTAACTGATAACATTGGTGACCATATCCTACCTGAAAATGTCGAATGTGGCGAGTATGTTTACAATGGTGACGCTCAGTTAATCGGACTAGGCTCTTTAAGTACTTGTACCATGGTACTACTTGCCACAACAGGGGGGTATCTATACGACGGTGTTTATAGTGGCTATCAAATAAAAGCCTTTGCTAACACAGAAACAGGTAGTAATAATCTCACTAATTTTTTAAATCAGTACTTAACTACTCCTGAAAATATATTAGCTCTTTACACATGCCCTACAGATATACTTCCTGTTAATGTTACAGACAACGGAGTTAATATTACATTTACTGGAAATACTAATCCATTAAATGTTACTGGTGTACCAATTAGTAATAGTGATACAATAAACGGATACAAGCCAAGAAACAAGAAACTATATACGTATCCGTTCAATTTCAATGAAGTAAGGAATAATTGCGGCCACACATTAATTCAACGCTATGAATTTTCAGAAAACCTTACACCCTATTATAACATAGTTGGTAACATGACTATGCCGGTACAAGAAGTGCTAAGACTTGACCGATACAAGTCCACAAAAACCAATGGCACAGGCAGAATGGATATGACAGAAACAATCACACTTGACAGCTTCCCTTTATGTTCATGGAATGTGGACGCATTTAACGCATGGGTTGCTCAAAACGCTGTACCGATTACAATTAACGCTATTCCGTCAGTCGTTCAAACTGCTACAGGAATGATTACTGGCCAGTCAAGTAATTCAGCACTCGGTAGTGTGCAAAATATATTAACAAGTGCTTACACGGCTAGTATTTCTGCTAATGATGTAAAGGGCAATTATGCTACTAATAACGCTCTTTTTGGTAAAGGACAAGTGTGTTTTGAGGCTCAGAGAAAGTCTATCACCGCTGAGTACGCTAAGGCTATTGATAAGTATTTTGATGTATTCGGTTATGCCTGTCACACAACTAAAGTGCCCAATGTGTCAAGTAGACCACATTGGAATTATACAAAAACTGTTGATTCTACAATAGTTGGTGGGGCGCCTAGTGACGATATAGCCTTGATTGAAAGTTATTTTAACCATGGCATTACCTTTTGGAAACATCCTAGCGAGGTTGGTAATTATTCGCTTGATAATTCAGTTTAGAAAGGAGGAAGATAAAAAATGAGCAAAGCAAGAAAAGCAAAACGAGCTAAAGAGCGCACTTCATTTAGTGACAGCGTTTTTTATCAGCTTTACACTTTTGACCAATACTTAGATTTATTTACAGAAATAGCAATTAGCTCGTTTGAATGGGTTGGGCTTCCTAGCACTGTAGACGCGAGATTTATTGAAGTTGGACTCTATGAAGATAAAGCTATGCTGTATTTTAATGATGAAGTCATGGGTAATCTATGCTTGAGAAGTGTACTTGGCGGCCAGCTTGACGTTTACAATATACCACTAAATAGACGAGCGTATGCTTCTAATGGCTATCAACGTGTATGCGGAAGAAGTGACAGTGTTATAATCTGGGATAATATGTCACATTGGTGTTGTAAAAATAAAATGGTAATATACGCTAAGAGACTAGCCGAACTTGACGCAAGTATTGATATTAACTGCAAGGCTCAAAGAACCCCCATTTTAATTAAAGGAAGTGAACAACAGCAACTATCTCTACAGAACGCGTATATGCAGTATGATGGCAACCAACCTGTTATTTTTGCGAGTAACGATTTTATGGATGGTGACGGAAGCTCTTTTGGTGTATTCACAACAGGCGCGCCGTATGTCGCTGATAAGTTATATGAGTTAAAGGTTAATATTTGGAATGAAGCGCTCACTTATCTAGGTGTATCTAACATTAGTATTCAGAAAAAAGAACGTATGATTAAGGACGAAGTGCAAAGGCTTCAAGGCGGTGTAATGGCTAACAGATATTCAAGAGAATTTGCAAGGCAACAGGCTTGTGAGCAGATTAACAGAATGTTCGATACTCAGATAAGCTGTCATTTCCGTGATGTATTCAATTATAATGATGACATGAAGGAGGATATTGACGGTGAGTAAATTCACAACACAAGTTAGATTTATTTGTGAAACATGTGCAAATTTAACAGAGTCGAGAGGGTTTAATGACATTGAAGTTGTGCTGAATCAGTCTTGGAACAAAATTTTTAGCGACTTCCCTATTTTTGATGAACAATACCGCTCTGAGCTATGTAAAAAGATTTTAAGACATTACTACACAAGAGAGATATGCTGTGAAACTGTAGGTAGATGGAAGCTATTTCTAAGTGATAAAATGAAAAACATAATGCCTTATTATAACCAACTTTATCAGAGTGAATTGTTAAAAATCCAACCGTTAGTTAGCGTGGACAGAAGTATTACGCATGATGGTAGTGGAAGCGAAACCAAAACCACTAACAGAAATGGTACTAACACTACTAGCTCGAGAACGGACGGAAGTACTGATACTTGGAGCTATTACAGTGATACACCACAGGGCGGTATTAATGGACTTGATAGTAACGATTATTTAACAAACGCTACACACAATATTGGTACGGATGGTACGAGTAGTAAGCTAAATGGTGACACTTCTGAAACAGAAACAGGAACAGGAAATAGAAGCGACAGCTATGTCGACAAAATTTTAGGCTATGATGGTAATCAATCAGAAATGTTACTAAAGTTTAGGGAAACGTTTTTAAATATTGACATGATGATTATTAATGAGCTTAAGGATTTATTCTTTACAATTTATTAGGAAGGGGTGCATAATATGGTCAACTCTGACAGAGATTTTTTTAGCTCTTGGTGCTACAAGGTTTTACCACTTGTATATGATGACAGCTTAAGCTATTACGAAATTCTGTGCAAAATGGTAACTTATATTAATAATTTGATTGAAACTGACAAAGTACAGAATGATGAAATTATTAAGCTAAAACAGGAAGTACAGACAATACAAAATTGGATTAATAATTTTGATACAAGCTACGCAGAGGGTATTATAGCTCAGTATTTAGCTACAATGATTTTCGTAACAATTAGCGACGAAGGTTATATCATTTATACAATTCCAAAACATTGGGATACTATTACTTTTAATACTACAGGGTTAGATATTGGTAATAATATTGGTGTTGGTAACTATGACTATGGTCATTTAGTATTAAGCTATTAAGAATGTGAGGTAAATTATTATGAATGGATTGATTAATAGGCAGTATGTAGGTGCAAGGTATGTACCTAAAGTTATGGGTGTGTGGGATAAGGCTTTACAGTATGAAGCATTATCAATAGTAACATATAAAGGGAATAGTTTTACAAGTAAAATCCCTGTACCACCAAATATTGATATAAGTAATGGAACTTATTGGGTTAATACAGGTAATTATAACGCACAAGTTGAAGCTTATATAACACAAACAGCTCAACTCAAATCTGATTTAAACAATGAAACTACTAACAGAAAAAATGCCGATAAAGATAACATTTTATGGATTGGTGACTCTTATAGTGTAAATTATAATCACAAATTACCAAATGGGGTTCGTGATATGTTAAATGCTAAAAACTGGTATGAATATAGTAAAGGTGGCGCAGGTTTTGCAGGTGCATGGGCCGGTGCAAGCTTTAACGATTTAATTGAACAAGCTAAGAATGATATGAGTGCTAGCCAAAAAGAAATGATAAAGTATGTTTATATTGTCGGTGGTGCTAATGATAGCAGTTTTGAGTGGTCAACTCTTAAACCTAAAGTTATTAGTACTGTTAATAATGCTAAAAGTAGTTTCCCTAACGCACAAGTTTGTTTTATATTTGCTAGTTCTGCTTATAATACTTACTTAGATTTGTTGACTAAAACTACGAATATCTCTAACGAATTAATCGTGCCTTGTATTTTTGCTATGCCGCATTATTATTTAACTGGCGCATTTTACAACACTGATAATTTGCATTTTTCAGAGGATGCCACTAATTATATTATAAGCGTTATTTCTAATTTATTATGTGGCTCAACTTATATCCGTACTATCACTGCTAGATTGAGAAATTTTTTTGAAGACTGGAACTCTTCTAATCCTGTATATATTTCAGCGACTAATGGTGAATTAAAAATATCAGCACCTTATCTGTTGTTATCAAAAAATGCTATAGAGGATTTTGAAAAAGACGAATATAATAATACTATATTATTCAAAAGTGCACCTATTAGTGATGTTAATAGGTCGGTATTTCCACTATACCCGGCTACTTTACTTGTAATTATAAAAATTAATGGTGTTACTTATACCGATTTTTTAGAATGCTCACTGGATAAAACATCAAATCAATTAATATGGACAACAGATAATTCATATCCTGCTACTAACCAAATGCTTGTAAAAATTCTTAATTAATATTAGACGCATAAGGATGTGTATAGTATTAAATGTTATACAGGCTCGTACCCACAATGGAGTACGAGCCTGTCGACGTTTTTCGAAATGGTATGCCTACTCTCAGTTATGATATTCAAGGGCATTACCATCAATAACACTAATTAAATCTTTAAGCTTCATTTAACTTATCCCTCCATTCTTTTACTTCATTAACTATGATTTCTGCTAACGCTGTGGCCGTGAAATTGCTCTCAAGCAATCCGAAAGGTGCTTTAAATATGTGCTTATAGCCGTCAGCATATATATAAAATATTGTTGATGAAATTGAGGGCTCAATATATGTTTCAACTCTGCAATTATTAAACTCTAGTGATGTTTGTATTAGTGTTTTAACTACTTCTAAATATTGAGCATGCATGTATTTTTTTTTCACTCCTTTCTATTTAATAAAAATATAAATGCCACCACCCAACCAGTAACAAGATGCTGTGTCATCTCTGTTAGTCTGCCTACTTTACGCACCCCCTCCTGTTTTTAACAAGTATGCTTATCACTTACAATTGACTATTATTCAGTGAACATTGTGTTTGCATCAGATGCCTTTACAACTGCTTGACTGAATTCCTCATTTCCTTGTTTCATTATATATATATTATATCAGTTTAAAAATAAAATTGGTGTATAATCTTTTAATATAATGTGAACATTATAATGCCGTTCTTACTAACTGCACTAAATAAAGTACACCGCTCGTACCACATTTGGGGTACGAGCTAGTCGACGTTTTTCAAAGTGGGGTGCCTACT